GCATCAGATGATTCAAATACACCATAAACTATAGTAGCATCTGGAACATTTAATGAAATTTCTTCATCCTGAACTCTAGTACCATAAACAGCAGAATAAGTTAATCCATCATTTAAAGTTGTAGCTCCAGTTCCAGAAGCTGAGTTATTAGAATTTACTATTGAAACTTGATTTATTTTTTGTTTTTGCTTAACCTTTTCTTTTACATTAACTTTCCTTAAAGTAGCTATTAACTTAGCACTACTATTTGTACCCAATCCATTAATAGTTACTTCAGTAGAACCTGTATTAAATTCAAACTTATCTGAAGATAATGATTCTGTTGTTCCATCAGTTCTAATTAATACATACCTTTCTTCATCATAAGGTAAGAATGTATCATTTACATCTCCACTAGAAACTACTCCAGTAGAATTATCTGTTATAGAAACATCAAATTGTTTTTTGATTGTAATATTAGAATTAGTTAAATCTACATTAGAAATATTTGTCTTAGGAAGAGGAGTGAATAATGTATTATCAGTAGATTCTTGGAACTGTGAAGTAAGTACTTTAAAATCTGCTGGATTAATTGCAGAAGATGGAAGACCACCTTCACAAATACCAGTAACAGTAGTAACTCCTGATATAGTTAAAGATTTATCACTTATACTTTCAATCCTTGCATAAGAAGTAGTATTTAATCCAGAATTAGTATATTCTACTATATTTCCAACTGTAGCAATACCAATAAAGAATTTATTTGGATCTGTAAACGTAACTGTACTAATACCAGCAGAAGCTCCTGAAGTAGGAGGATCAGTAATCTTAACTTGTCCTATATTATATAAGAATGATTGTTTTACATCTGCATTAAAAGTACTTGCAGTACTTACAGTTCCATTGATAGATTTAATATCACTAGTACTATATGCAGTAACAGCTACTGCAACCTGTCCACTTGCATCACCATTAAAAATAAATGCTTCTCCAGCAATGAATTTTCCTTTAGTATTATAAACAGTAAGGTCTGTAGAACTACTTAAGTTATTTCTTAAATATCCAGTAGCACCACTAGACTTTCCTTTAATATGAGTAGGAACAGTTAAAGTTTTAGGAGTATTTAAAGCAATAGTTGTATATGGTTGAATATCATATAAAGCTATATCCCATTCATTTAAATCTGTGTTATTAACATCATATGAACCAGATTCTAAAGCAAAATCATATACACGTGCCAATCCAATTTCTTTTCCTGCAGCAGTTGTACCTGCAGCACCCACTCTTTGATCTCTTAGACTTACTGTATAATCAGTACCAATTCCTATAGAAGGACAACCAGAAACTCTATTTAAAGTAAATGTAGGACCAGTAACATAATTAATACTTTGCTGCTTTAAGAGTTTTGTAGTTCTTGGTTTTTTAAAATCTAAAAATGCAGGAACTATAGTTTCTACTTCATATCCTCTAATATATGCTTTACCTGGAGATAACTTATAGGTTCCTAACTCTTCGCTTGGAGTATTGTTATTATAAGTTAATTGATCTAAAGTAAAAACTCCATTATTCCCTTCAAAATCATTTAAAGTTTCTTTTGGAGTAAGAGTAAAAGGTTTAACATAATAATTACCAGACTCATCAAAAGTTCTTCTAGCAAATTCAGTACTTAAATCATTATATTGTGGTTTATCATTTACAGAAGCAACTTGACCATTTCTAATGGTCATTAATTCTATAAAATTAGGTACTTTATCTTCTTGTATAGCTGCTTTTTCTAATCTTAATTCTATACGTAATCTATCAGCACCAGGCGCAGTATAATTACTATATCCAGCTGCATTATCATTTAAATTGGAATTAATATCAGAATTTATAATATCTTCATAAACCTTAAGTCCAATCCTACAACTATCTGTATTTGAATGTGGATTTATTATAAGAGTTTGCTTTTTAACATCTATAAAATAACCCCTAGCAAAATAAATTCCTGCAGATAAAACAGCAGCACACCCAGTAAAATTACATCTGCCATTGGATAATTGTGCTACAGGTTCTCCTACTTGGAAAGTTAAACCAGTTCTAGATGTAAATGGTTTTCCATCTAAAAGTAAACTCTCTCCAGATATAAATTTATCGTTATTATCTAATCCGCTATTTCTAGATGATATGAATATAGTATAAGTTCCATCATCAGCAAGATTAGGAATATAAGCCTGAATTAATGCTTTTATTCCAGATTGACTACCAATTACAGTTTTGCCATTAAGATTATATAGATAATCTTTTACATTATACCCTTCATTACTAGATTGAATTGTAATAGAAGTATATCCATTATTAAACTTAACTCCACCACCAGTTACTGAACTACCTTCCTTAAAAGCATGACTACCAAACTTTTCAATCTGATCCTGAAGGATTGATTGAATCCCAGTTAGTTCACGTGCTTGAACTGGGTATCCAGGTTTAAATAAAACCTTATAATACTTATCACTTTTATCAAAGTCATCAAAATAAGGAGCGACGTTTAAATTGGTTTCCTGTGGCATGATTCTTTAGAATTGCAAAATAACTTTGATATCTTCTCTTTGGTTAGCAGACCTAGTAATAGAAGGTCTATTATCCACATATATAATAGTTCCAGAATATTTTTCTACTTCAGGAGTAGCAATACCTTCAGTAAAATTCTGACCCAAGTAATATGTTCTATTATTTATTGTAGTTTTTATACCAGGACTTCCTGCTTTTCCAAAACTAGTATCTATCCCTAAAGTGCCTTCATTACTAGCAATATTGAGATTTCCTCCAGTATCAGGTACAGATGTAAATCTGTGTAATCCATATCCATAAGTAGGATCTGTTCTCAATGATCCATCACTATTAAATCCTACTAAACTCTTATCTTGCCAATACTTAAGAACACCTGTTGTTTGATCATATGAAACAACTCTACCAATAGCAGTAGACCCTACACCAACAGTTTGTGTTATAGTACCATCAACATCAAATGTTGCTGTAGTATATCCAGCACCTGCTAATTTTAATGCATAAAGGGCACTAGCTTTAGTTAAAGTTAAATTTGAAGTAGAATTATAAGCTTGTGGATTTTCTACTATACCTATCCTAGCAATTTGGTTTCCTGTAATAAAATCTGGATTTTCTGCATCATTTTCAATTTTAGAATAAACTAGAACATTACTAGCACCCAGTTCTCTATAGATATCTGCACCATGACCACCTTGGGGTGGAATTATAACATTAAATACAGGATTAGTAGTTCCTACAGGAACTCCTCCAGTTACCAAATCTACAGTACCATAAGTGTATCCTGTGCCACCTTTAGAAATATCTACTGATTCAACTTTAGCATCATTGTTAATAACAACAGTGCATTCTGCTCCAGATCCATCTCCACTAATAGGAACCTTAGTATAAGTTCTATTAGCAGTTCCTATTCCAGATCCTCTGTCAGTAATAGTTACAATTTTTAATTGACCACTAGTTCCAGCATTATCTCTTACAGGAGCATTTGCTGTACTGGTTTCCCAATAATCAGGAACAGGTATAAAATTAGTAGAATTAAATTTTATAATATCATTTGGTTTTATAGTGTAAAGATATTTCCAGATATATCCATCTCCACTATCACCTGCCGCTTTTGGTTCAAGATCTGTAAATGTTGGTTCATCTAGAGAAGGTCTACCAGTAACATTTTCTGGATTTGTTCCATTCTGCAGACAAATATAAACCTTATAATCTTCATTTACTACAAAATATTTTGATGCATATAAACTAGTGGCTCCTGAGGGTTGTGCTACATTAGTCCTACTAATATCTCCTCTATACATATCATATGTAACACCTGATGTCCAAGTATACCTATTAACCATTCTACTGATATCAGAAGATGTTATCTTCTTCAACGCAATCATAGTATCCCAATAATCATCCTCCTGATCAAAACTATCTTTAGGAGCAGGTGGATTTGTGTCCCAAGTAGAGGAATAATTGGTAGCATTAGGTAAACCAACAAAAGAATAATATGAATTAACTGAAGAAGTTGCAGTTGCTACAAAATTCTTCGCATTCAATATTCTAAGTTGATCAGTTATAATGGCGGACATTTTACAATTTTTTAGTTATTTATTACATTAAATGCTATGCTATGTTCACAGTCTTTAGACTTCCATCATTTTCTACCAATAATCTATATCTAGTTCCATTAGCAGAAGTTAATATCACTCCAGCAGCAGTGCTAACACCTACATATGCATCATTTACAGCATTAATACCAGTAGTACTAATAGTAACTCCATAACCAATTACTGCTTCTCTCATTGAAGCAATACCAGTCATTCTCATGCCACCTTCACTATTAAAGGTATTGCCAGTTCCTACTGTAGATATACCAACAACAGAAAAATGATTACCAATACTTACATCACCAACAAATGTACTTATACCACCTGCATTGACACCCCTAGTACTAACATCATCTCCAAGTTTAGTACTATTACCAGCACTCACTAAGGCAGTAAATGTAGATGCTCCAGATACATTAACTTGAACTGCATTGAGAGCAACAGATGTAAATGAAGATATACCAGTAACCTTTAATCCACCTGTTAAAGTGGTTTCTCCAGTAATACTACCTCCACCAGTAACAACTAATCCACTACTTACTGTTAAACCACCACCAATATTTCCACCACCAACAACAGTTAACTTAGATGTGACTGTAGTAGTTCCTATGCCAACTCCTCTTGCTACAGTGCTAATCCCTGTAGTATTTGCATTCCAATAAGATGATATACCAGTTGTTTCTAGAGCAGTAACAGTAACTTGCCCAGATGTTGTACTAATGCTTATATTATCTCCTGCAGCAATTGCTGTAACAATTCCTGGTGCTAGATTAGTTCCATCACCACAAAGAGTATATACCTCAGTGAAATTTGCATTTACTTTTTCAGCACCAGACAGTAAGGTATCACCTGTTCCATCATTTGGCTGTGATCCAGTGCTTATGCCCAGTTTTGCCATTTTGCGTTATCTATTTTAGTTATTTAGAGATATTCCTTATCTCTTAAAGGGTTGAACCTTTGAATAAATCCTGAAGTGGAAATACCTCCAAGACCATCTTGACCATAGAATTTAAAGTCTCTTGCTCCAATTCTTGATCCCAATTCAAGATAACCCCAACTATAAGTTCCATAGAAAGGAGCATTATGTACATTTCCAGTATAAGTAGCTCCTATTCCATTAGAATCAAATTTAGTATTAGTTGAGTCAAATTTTAATAATGAAGAATCAAAAGAGTCTGTAGTAAATAAATCAATATTTACAAACACTCTAGTCACATATGTGGTTGCTGTACCAACAGTAGAAATACCAATTGCAGTATTGGCAACACTAACAGTATTGACATCTGCTACTTGATAGACATTATCTACAAATTGAGTTCCTACACCAATAGTAGTTGCTCCTCCAACATTAAATGATCTTAATACAGTAGTTGCTGATCCTACATTACTTTCATCTAATAGGAAGAAATCACCTACACTCAAAGAACTTAGAGTTACAGCAGTTCCAACATAAGTACTATCTCTTAAGTAAGAATCTTCAGGAATGTATAAATCAAAGATAAATTTATTTTGACTTCCAGAAGTGGTTGTACCAAATCCAACTACCTTACCATAGTCACCAGCATATGTTATTGAAGTTACCTTCTCAACTCTATTAGCCATCTTAGGTTCTTCAATAAGAACTGCAGGAGGACTAGAAACTGTATATCCACTACCAATATTAGTAATAGTAACAGAACTTACACTATCACCATCCATGACAGCAACACCAGTTGCTACCTGAGTGGTTCCTAAACCAACAGGTTGTTCTATAGATACTGTAGGAGTAAAGGTATATCCAATTCCTACCTCAGAAAGAACAATAGATGTAATAGATCCAGCAGCAGAAACTAAAGCTGTACCAGCAGCACCTGATGCATCTTCTTGAGAAACTATGTTTATAGAATCTTGTGATCCATAATTCTCCTTAGTACTATCAAAGAATATTCTAATATTTTCAACATATGCTTCTGTAGAAGCTATACCCACTGGTTGAATCAAACTAGTAGTTGGATAAATCAATGGTTCATAATGTGATCTATCTTTAGTAATTAATTGACCATCAATAACTTTATCTTGAGTTTGTTTAGTCCAATTAACAGGTCTATCAAAAGTTTCATTGGTAGTAATACCAGGACCAGGATATGGATTAGTATTAACGTTATCAGCAGCATTGATGCTAGTTACTGTTCTTAGACCTTGCTCATAAGATATATCTTGATCATGTAATTTCAATTCATCACCTGTCTGAACAGTTTCTAAAATATCAACAGTAGCAGTATCAACTGCAGATGTTCCTTTATAGAATAGAATCTTAGAAGTGTCACCTTGCTTAGGTGCTTCTTTAAAGGTTAGATAACTACCTCCTTTAAATTCATATCCAATTCCAGGAACTTGAAGAATATCATTAACAAATATTAAAAGTGTATACTCAACATCAACAACAGATCCTGGTTTTGATTGAATTGTCTGTTGAGCACCATTCAATTTCAATGGGAAAGAAGTAGCTTGACCATCAAATAAATCATCTAAAGGATCTAAAACTTCTAAATCTCCAACAGACCAAGCAGCAAAACTATCACTTCCTACTTCTCTTACAGTAACTTCAAATTGTCTAGATGGACTAAAGTTACTATCAGTTGGAATACCTACAGTACCACCAACACCAATTGTTAGAACCTGATCTTCACCATAACCATATCCCTCATTGATAATTTCAAAATCAATAACACTAGATCCTTGTCCTACAACTATGTTTGCTCTTGCTTCAGATCCAACTCCACTAGATGTAGAAGTGTAGAACATAGGCATATTGGTATATGCTAATGGTTCATCAATAACCACAGAAGGAGGATTTGTTGTTGTATATCCAGTACCAGGATTAGTGATTGCAACACTTACAATATTACCATTACTAATTGCAGCAGTTCCAATAAATTCAATAGCTGGTACTCCTGTACTTAATGTTTGGACACCAACATTAACAACAGTCTGAATACCAGATCTATAACCAGTACCACTATTACCAATACTAATAGAAGTAATAGTTCCTAAACCAGAAACAACAGCAGTACCACCTGCACCAACTAATGGTTGATATCCAAATCCTTCTGTAGACCCTACTGAAACAACTACTCCACCTAAAGGAACATTAGCTGTATTTGGATCATATGATACTGAAGCAATAGTTCCTGTAAACTGAATACTAGTGATACCAACACTTTCTCTTAAAGTGTAGTCTCCACTAACAGTAACTCTCTTAGATTCAAGACCAGTCATTCTTTGTGGTCCTTGTGCTACTTGATTAATTAAAACAATAGCATTACTTGTAGAGAATCCTGCTACATTACTACCATCAGATTTAAGTGAAAACTCAGTGCCAAATCCAGAGAACCTATGAGAAATATCATCAAAGATATAGTTCTTAGTATATGGTTCTACAGCACTACCAGTAATACCAGATCTCATAAAGGATCTACCATTAAATGTAGAGTGTGTTGCAACACCTACCCAATCCCTAGAATTAGGTTCATTGGTAGTAGTGGATAATGGAGTTTCTCCAACTGGTGCAGTAAAGAAATTAACTTTATTATCTACAATATTATAATTACCTTCAATCTTAGTAACTAAATCTCCACTACTATAATTTGAAACACCTGTACCCATCCAAGGTCTAGTTACTAATAGTCTATTAGTAACACCAAGTCCAACAGAATCAACCTTCATAATTTCATTACCAATCTTCAGCATATCTCCGCCAGTAATAGATGTAATACCTGAGATTGTTATCTTATCTGTAGTGGTTGATACATCAGCAACAAGATGAGTAGTAACTGCAGTTGCTACAATTGGTTGTTGAATTACATTATCAATACTAATAATACATCTTGAGTTTTGTTTCTTAGATGTAAATGAGTGAGAAGTACCTACACCAACAGCAGTAATGTCTATAAAAGTAGGATTAGTCTTAAGAGCATTTTCAGCAGTTGTTGCTAGTTGTAATCTCTTATCATCCTTCTTAATAGCATATACTGTAGAAGGAAGTTTATCGGTAACTCCCACACCAGGAATAGTTTGAGATGCTATTTCAATTGCAGATGTAGTACCAGTTCCAGTATACCTATACTCTAATTCCTCACCAGTAACAAAGAAATGATTAGGAATAACAACACTATCAGTAATGGTACTGACAACAGTAGAAGCTCCTCCTACAAAGTCTCTCTTGAATATAGGTTTCTGTTTATGATTAAGTTCAAATGATCTCTTAACATCAGTCTCAGTTGCAGTATAAGCACCAGATCCTGTATTAACACTAGCATTAGTAAATGATATACTTTCATTAGAATTAGAATCATCAACTAATCTCAAAGCATTTTGTAATACCCTAACTTGTACATCAGCACCTGCTAAAGGTTTAAATCCTAAATGTGTAAAATCACCACTAATATTAATAGAGAAATCTCCAAGATTTCCTCCTGTTTGAACAATACCATACTCAGTTAAATTTCCATTTGTTCCATCATCTACTACTAATATTTCAGATATTTGATACTGACTATTACTTACATCTTCTATACCTACAATATAATAAGCAGAAGCAAAGGTTTCAGTTTCATATTTTGCTACTGTAGTAATACCAGGAGAACCACTAGAAGCAATAGCAGTATATCTAGTATCTAATGTACCAGTATTCAATGCATCAGTTCCAACTCCAGCAGAAAGTGAATTACCAATACTAACTTGAATAGTATTAGCAATATAAGTGCTTGCTGTACTTACTGTAGGATGAAGATCAATATAAATGTAAGAACCTGAATAGTAGGCACTATAAGTTCCTAAACCAGGAGTTCCTGAAGGACTTCCTAATTCATCAGTATTTAATTGTCCATACTCCATCAATTCAACATCAGTTCCATTATGAATCATAGTTAATTCTTCTGTCTCATAATAAGACGTATCACTAGAAGCATAAGAAACTAAGATCTTAGATGATCTGTATGTTGATGCAATACCTACAACAGTGGCAGATGTACTAATACCTGCTTCTATTAGATGACTATCGCTACCAATATTAACAATACTACCAAAATCAGTAGAACCTATTCCAGCAGTAGAATCTCCTACATTATAAGCAATAACAGATACATCATAATTATTATAATCAAATTTCTTAGGATAGAATAAGAGTTGTCCATTATCACCAGATTGTGTCATATCAAAAGAGCCTAACTCCTTCTCAGTCCAAACTGAACCATACTGATTTATGAAGAAATTACCTAATTCATCATGGAGTGCATTGACAACCATGACTTGCCTTTCACCAGTAAATCTTTTATCTCTAATATAAACAATTGATTTTCTATCTCTTGATCCAGATAATGCAAATGTATCCACTGCCATGAATGGATCTGTTCTTGCATTATTATTGAAAGTAGAACTAAAATCATCAATTGATAATACTCTGTTACCTACAGACTCAGTATAATCTTTAAGATCTCTAGAAGTAAAAACTATTTCATCAGAAATAATTTTTTGATCAATTTCTGCATTTTTCTCTCTAGCCAAATCAAAGTCAAATACAGTATTCAAACTAATTGGTTCTACTAAAGATGTAATAACATCAAAACTACTTCCATCTTGAGTAGTAGATAATCCAACACTAACATCATTTTTTAAAACTAAATCACTAAATTTTTTAAATCCTGCAGTATGATTTAATGTTGATACTGCATCCTTCCATTTAGCAAGTTCTACTTCTGATTTAATAGAATATGAGAAATACTGATAATAATCACTATCAAATAATCTTTGTTCATTATCATTCAAAAATCCAAAATTATCTTGCCAACCTTCATTGACTATTGAAGAAGATTGTATATTATATAAAGACTTGTAAGAAATATGATCAGTAACAGTTGCTTTAGTACCTGATGCTTGTCCAACAAGTTCATCTCCTACTTTAAAATCTCCAGAAGAAGATATTTTTAAATAACCATTCAACATATTAAATGATTGAAGAAGACCTACTGCAGTATCAGATTCTACAGTTTCTCCAACATCAAATTGATTACCTTTCAAAGTAGTTCTAAATGTAGGAAAATCTTCTTCTCTAATAACTCTACCTATAGAGGATGAATTATAAGTTCCAGCAATTTCTCCATCAGGAATAACTCCAGATAAACTATATGTTATAGTTCCCAAAGTTCCTCCAATATTAGGATCAGTTGCTAATATTTCAAATAACTTATATTCATAATTTGCTGAATTGTATCCCTTACCAGTACTTCCTACTCCAACACTAACACCTTCAATCATTATCTTCTTACCCACCTCAAATGGATAATCATCCAAAGAACTATAACTAACACCAATAGATACTGTTACTCTCTGATTAGATTCATTATAATCTACAGAAGAAATATTAACTCCATTAGAATTTCCTGTAGGAATAATAGTAGGTTCAACTTTACTTAAAACTTTACTATTCTTCAAAATAGTAACATTTTCATCACCTAACTTATATGTTAAGTCTATATCACTAATAGTCTTTTTAGTTGATCCATCTATTACAACTAATCCTGGAGCATCCAAATAATTATTTCCAGTAGAAGTAATTCCAATACTATCAATAGAAGAAAAAGTATCTACTTTAATTAATTGTGGAATTTGAGCTTCTGGTTTAAGAGTTTTATCTGCAGGATAATCAAATCCAATATCTTGAATATCTACATTTGATATTCTACCAATAGTATTACTCTCTGGTTCTAAAATTGCATCCTTACCTAAATCTGATATAATAGTACTAATTCCTGGAAGAGTTCTATATTCTCTTCCAGAATTTCTTATATTAATTTCAGATATTGCTCCTTGAGCATATGTACTATAGGTAGTATATGAAAAATCACCATCATCATTAATATACTCTAATTTTTTAGGAGCATTTGGTATTGATACATTAAAAGTAGTCTCACCTACTCCTACTACAGTTTTAATTCCATTTAAAGAATTTTCAAATAAAATACTACCATTAGGATTTGTGATATTTAAAGTATCCCTAATTATTTCTTTTTTAAAATTATTATTATCTTCTTGATTTATAGGAACTAAATTATAATATAAAGGTTCAGTTATATTTTTTAAATTTTTAATAGTTACCTTAGCATTAGCATCTATACCAATTCTTCCAGATGAACTTACATTAAAATCATCAATTTCTGCTGTTGAGTAGAAAATATTATTTAATTCTTTATCAGAATAGATAACAAAATCAAATGCACTATATGGCACATCATCAGCAGCATCATTCAAGAAAGATAGTGTAGAATCTGATAAATTAAACTCTATTTGTTCATTTCTATTAAATGCTAATTGAGGATTAATATTAGAAATAGTACCAGCTTGAGCACTAGTAATATTAATTACTGTAGGAACAGATAATGTAGCTTCAAAATATTCATTGCATAATTTAATTGTATTTTCATCAACTACAAATACATAATAAATTCTATTATCTACTAATCCCCCAGATGCAGTAGTTGCAGTGTATATAACTTTTTCTCCACTCCTATAACCATGATTGGATATAGTAATAGTGTTATTAGTAGTATTAACATCTCCAGAAGCAAATGTTCTAGGATTAATAACTAATCTTCTATTGTAATCATTATATGCTACATTAATAGTAGTTGTTATTCCAGGTAATGCAGTTAAATTTATAGAATCATTAGCTAATAAACCATGAGTGGAAGATGTGGAAACTGTTGCTAATGATCTCTTAATTTGACCACTTACTACATTACTATAATTGGTTTTAAAGCTGTGATATAGACCTGTTCCAATTCCAGTGAAATATAAAGTGCTTTTATCTTTAGTAGTCTCACTAATACCTTCAAAAGCTCCAGTAGCACCATATCCAACCCTAACAGTTGAAATTCCAATTAAATCTTTAGATAAAGGAGCAGCATATACAGTAGAACCTTGTGCCAATGTAAATGACATGGTTCCATCAGTAGAAACACCAAGAGCAGTTCCATCATTAACATTATATGTTAAAGCATCACCTAATTCAAGATTGTGATCTTTAATATAAATTGACTTAGTAGGAACATAAAGTTCAGTTATACCAGCTCCTGGATTAGAGAATGAAATAGTAGTTCCAATTCCAACTCCAGAAGCAACTCCTAATGCTACAGATTCACCTGGATTAAAGTAAAATTCTTCATTCAATCTTAAATCAACATATCTAGAATTATTAGCAACAAAAACAAAGTTTCTAGGTTTTTCTTCTATTAAAGAAGTTGCAGTATGAGCAGATCCTATAGTAGATTGATGATTTCTAAGAACTCTTATTCTTCTTAAATCTTTTTCTACATTTAATACTTTTACACATTCAGTTCCTATTCCTAAAACATCATTAGGAAGAATATTTAACTTATCAAAATTGCCATCTATATCAAAGTATGTGGTAAGACCAGTAGCACCTGCAGAACTTATTCCTACATTTAATTTAAATTTACTAGTGGTTACTCCTATAGCTTTTGCCGAATTATTATCAAAAGTACCTGTACTTAACCCACTAATAGTAACAAAATCTTTTACATAAAAATTATGAGGAACAGTAGTATATCCTACAAATTGATTTAATTTCTTAGAATCTGGAATAAATTCCACATTAGAAAAGTTTGTATTAGCAATACTAATATTACTAATAGTTTTTCCTTCTATAGATTTTACATAAGCTTTAGCACCATATCCACTACTTCCAATATCATCAAATACTATAGTATCATTTACTTTATAATTATTTCCTCCAGTTTTAATTCCAACTGAATCAATTCTACCATTAGATGTTGCAGTTATATAAGTTTTTTGCTCTCTAATGAAATTAGGATTTACTAAGAAATCATAAGTAGATTTGCTAAAAAGGAAATTATAAACGCTAGTATTTCTACTCCAATTAGTTTTATTTAAATCTGTATCATTTTGATTTGAAAGATAACTAAAATTATATTCTATTGGTTCTGATTTATAAGAATTACCTATAAAATAAGGAAAAACTGGTTGACGATAGTTTTTAAATGATCCTTCAGAATCAAAAGTTTCTGGGTTAATAGTAGAAAAATATGCATATACACCATTTGGATATTCTGGAGTTTTGCAGAATCTTCCATTATGTTCATCTAAATCTTTTTCTGGATTATATGAATAATCCTCAACAAAAAATCCATCAGAAAATATTTGCTCTCCTGCTGCTGTAAGAGGATTGGGTCTGTCTGTAGAAATAGATTGAGTATATCCAGATTCTAGAATTTTTAAAGGACCACCAGAATTATCTCTATATCCATAAGGTCCATATATTGGATTACCATCATATGCCCAACCAATGATAGGAGAATGAACAGAAGAATTTTCTTCCTGAGCATTCTTATTAAGAGTTAAATCAGAAATAAAGATTTCTTTCTCACCTAAATCTTTTTTAACATAAGTAGATTGTCTTAATTTTCTAGGAGCATATGCATGAGAATATTCTAATCCATATTGATTACTGAATCCATTACTAATAATACCGTCATCTGATGTAATTTGATCATTTTGAATTAATCTTTGAACATTGTTTATAGTCCAAGTTTTTATATTAGAATAGAATTTAGCACCTTGTCCATTTGGAATAACTTTAATACTAGCATTAACTGAAGTATGTCCAATTCCACTATTAGATACTCTTACGGATTCTATAGCACCAGACTTTAATATTGGAACAAGTGTAGTTCCATTTCCATCTCCAACCATAGTTAATTCTGGAGGAGAATTATATTCAGAACCACCATTTAAAACTAATACATCAGTTACTTTTCCTGTGCTATTATCAACAACAGGAAATAATTCTGCATTCTTACCAGTCTTTAAAGTAATATCAGGTTGTTTATTATAATTGATAATATCTTCTGATCCATATGAATAACCACCATGAGGAACATATAATGATTCTATATTTCCTTTAACAATTGGTCTTAATTGTGCTTGGAAATTTTGACCAGTAAAAGTAGTAACTCCAATATTACCAGATACTGCTACTGTAATAGGAGGATAATTAAACTCATGATCCCCAGTTCCTCCAGAAAGTAGATTTATATATTGTTTATTTTTCAAATATTGAGTGGGAGCAGTAGATCCTACACCTACAGCAGATAATCTAAATGAATTACCATCAACAGCAGTAACATAATAATCAGTTTGAGTTGTCAATCCTAAAATAGGTGTTGTTGATTTGGTATCATATCTCAACTTCTCCCCAGTCCTATACCCATGATTAAGAATATTAATAGTATTAATTGCAGTATTAATACCAGCAGAAGTGACAGAAGTTAATCTATTTTTATATCCTATACCAGAATTACCAATACTTACAGAATTAATAATTCTCTTTTTCTCAGCACACTCTAACTTATGAAGACCAACTCCATAATCTGTAATATCTATAGGAGAAAGTCCATTAATAGACTCAACATATTTGTTATGTAAAGTTACTGTAGTAGAACTTTTAACACAGCAATAGTATGCAGCACCAGTAGTAAGTCCAGCAATAGCAGTTTGACCCTCTGGATTATAAGTAATTAATTCACCATCTCTAAATTTATGATAAGTGGAGAATCCAATGGTATTATTAGTAAGATTTACCAATTCTCCGTCTTCAGTAGAATCAAATTCTGGTGAATGATCTATTAATACTAAATTTGGATATGCAACACATCCTCTTCCATTTCCTCCAGTTATCTTTAATGTAGGAGTAGTTAGATAATCAAATCCACCATCAACTACATCAATTCTTTCTAAAGAACCTTGAACTTCAGCAAAAGCTGATGCACCATATCCTACGGGGTCTGTAATAGTAACTAAAGGTGGATTTATTACATCATATCCATCTCCATCAGCAGTCACAGAAATATCCTGTATTGCACCATAATGAACAACATCATTTGACTTATAATTAAGAATTTCAACACCATTAATTAAAATACCAGTTTTTCCTATTGGAGTAGAATGGGAAATAGGAGAAGATACAGAAGATTTAATCTTTCTTATTAAATTTTGAGATAATAGTGATTTATTAGCAAATCTTGCCAATTCTAATCTATTATCAGTTACACTACCAGTAAGACCTATATATTTTCCAGTATAAACATTAGAAAGACTTCTTGCAAGTTTAATAGTATCAATATCTACCCTTTTAACAAAATATTCTTGTTCTAATATATCTAACTTATTATCTCCAGTTCCTGGTATATATTTTACCTTTTCTCCAGTAAGTAATCCATGATTTGGAATTATTATATCTTCCTGATTAGCAAAAACTTGAGAAAAGTGAAGTACAGTATCTCTAATATCCAAATCTTCATTAAAGTAATCTGGAAGTGATGAAGAAGTAATATAAATTGCTCCATCATCATCTATATAAGAATTCTGAACATTTGTAGTGTATATATTTGCATTAGGATAATTACTTAAATTAGCCTTAGATAATAATCTTTGAATTTTATACTTTGCAGTAAGAGATAATTCTCCAGCACCTTTTATTAAAACTTCTTTAGAACTAACTAGAGATATAATAGAACATGATATACCACTAATAAGAGCATTATCTCCTACTATAAAAGCATGACTATCATAAAGACTTAATTGATAAGTAAAGTTTGATTTATCAATAATTTTAACACTTTCTACATCGTAAGTAGTAGAAACATTATAGAATAAAGATTCTGAAACAATATCATCTGGTTTAGAACCTAATCCTCTAGGTTGTATAACATCTCCCACTTCAGCATAAGTGGCAGTTAATAAATTCAAATCTAAATCTTTTAAAACTCCAGTTACTCTAAGTTTAACTACATTAGCAGTTCCTACTCCAGAATACCCATAAGCAAAGGCATCCATTTTAAGATCTTGAGTAGAATCTATCTTTCTAGTAACTCCAGAACATCCAAAAAACTGAGTTAGTGATTTAGATTCATAAGATAATGTAGAAGATGTTCCATCATCAAAATTAGCAATTAAAGATCCAGTTGTATTAAATCCAACAGTAGAATCTACAGTTAATACAGTTGCACCAACAGAAACATTATCTATTAATTTTGTACTAGGATGAATAGCAAAATCTCCAGTTAATCTTTGATAATTCTTATCATGATCTAAACTTAGTTTATAATATGTTTTATCACCCCTTACAACAGGTTCTACAGCACTTACAGCAGCAGTTACACCATCAAACCCATCTACAGCATCTTGAAATAAGTTTCTATTAACAAGTGCTCTAGGATCTCCTTCAATTGGTTCTACTATAATTTGTTTTGATACCTTATAATCTGATTGAGATGGAATAAACAGAAAATCACGTGGTTTTAATATCTCAACATCCTTACCATAAAGAGCTCTGAATAAAATTTCAAAAGATTCATCAGTTCCCTTAGAAGAATAGAAATCTTTAGACTGTTTAATAAACAATCTTTCATCAATATCACTAGAAAGATCTCTTTCTTCAAAACCAGGAGTAATTTGTTTCTTTACTTTCTTAAAAAACTCCTGTAAGAAACGAATACTTAAATTATTAACTACAGTTCCTGAAGCATGTGTAGATATCCCAGATGAAGAGAATACAAGTTCATCAGGTTTATTAGGACTCCTATAAGATGTAATTCCACTAAATCCTCTAGAACATCCAGTAAATGAATTAGTAGTAATTCCAGTATATGTTACAATTTCATTATCAATTTGAAGTAAACCATAAGATTCTGGAAATCCTGTGGTGGATTTAACAGAAATTGAATTATCAGCAATACCTACGTTACTAGAAAGAGATGTAGAATCTATAAGATCTGTTAACTCATCTATTTTTATATATTTGTCCAAATTCTGTAGAACATCAAGAGTTGAACCTTGATTTTCTATAGCAGTATAATATTGTGCTAAGAAATCTCCAGCAAGAGGAAAATCCGCTCTTATAAAATCTGGCAGTTGATTTTTAACAACTGAACTAATTTTGACCCTTGTATTGTCTGACATGTATCCTTATAGAGGGGTTAATATAATGATGGAGTGGTAGTAGTAGACCCTATCATATATGTATCTGAGGAAGTGAGGGTAGTATTTAAAGTCTCCTCTTCAACCAATCTTGCTATACTTCCTTCCTTATAACTTGAAGTAGCAGTGTACATAGTACCTGAAGAATTGTCACCAGAAGTAATATTATCAACAACCATATCTACAGTACTATTACTAACATCTAATTGCAAATACAAATCTTGCAATCCAATAACATCATTTGATCTAGGACAAGCAGAAACTTCAATTATTGGTATATTTTGAACTTTTTTAGATGTTCCAGTAATATTAATTGGTTTTAAAAGAACTTCAGCTCTTTCATAATCAATAGTTCCTACATTATTGCTTACTATTACTGGATTATTCCTAGATTCTAATTTAAATAAGAATAATGTACCAGTTCTTCCATTAGCATAAGGTTTATCACTCAAATAAACAGGATCAGCCATTCCAGATACATTAAATCCAGATGATTTAATATTATAACCATCATTATCTTTTATATAAAAAGGATTTCCAAAACATAGTTCATATTCTGCAAATTGGTTTAATTTGGGTTGCATATCCCTTCTAATCTCAATTTTAGTGATATTAGAAGTTATAGAATCATTACTATTATCAATAATACCTTGGAATTTACTATATTTAAATTTTGCTCCATATTTATTCATTTCTGCAGAATCTGCATATGCTGTAATATTATTTGTTACTACAGTTTTAACTGCTGCAGAATTAGAAGCTAAACTTGGGTTATAATAAGCATTTACATCAACTTCAACATACAAATATTTCAAATCTTGGATTTCTGCAATAATTCCAGCAACAGAATATTTTCTTAATTGATTTACAAGGTTATTTTTTATTGAATCTGGTACAAAAGGTCCATAAAATGGTTTTATAGTGATAAAAACCTTTCCATATTGAGGAGGAGTCAATTCTTCACCTCCAAAAGCTGAAACTGATTCTGCTTCTGGGTAAATTTTAGGAATTAATGCCTCATAATCAGCAGCAGTGACTGCTCTATTGAAAGTTGAGTAAATTTTAGGAGCAAAACGCTTTACAGACTCCACAGATTCAATTTCTTTACCTCCAATAGACTCACTTACAGTAGAAAGTATGGAAATTCCTGTACTTACAAGGTTATTATTGTTATCAACTATTCTTCCATTGAAATTAAAGGAAGAAATGCCATTTCCTGCTGATCCATTAGTTGTAATATAGGAAACATCAATAAAATTCAGTGCTTTTAACTTTTCTCCAAAGACTCCATCACCAAAAATGAGCTCATATCTCTGATCTTCAATTTCTTGAAGGAAATATACCCTAGAAGTGTCTGTAACTTCAATTAATGTATCAGAAAATACATATTTTTTAGAAGAAGTGCTAGATTGAGTGTCTCTTATATGCACTTCTAGAGTAGAAGTGTCAATATTTGGATTATCTAAGGTATATCTTGAAGGTGGAGCAGGTGTATCTGCAGAAACTGTGAAATTTGAGGTTAAAAATGTGCCTTCATAGATAACAACATCTCTAAAAGTAGCAATTCCATTCACTACAGGTACTGTTATGTCACTTGGAATGGAAAATGAGTAACTTTCTGACCCAAATCTTGATGCAGAAGTAGATACAATGCCTTTTCTAAGGGTTAGAGTGACAGGTTTAGTGCTAAAACCAGTTGTATTTACAAAAAATGAAATTATTGCCTTTGCTGCAGTCCTTGATCTAGGTGTATAACCAATATTTCTTGCTAATGCTACTACATTTTCTCTTAAAGTAGCACTATCTATAAACACCTCATTGCTAATCATGTTAGCATTGTAGGAATTTATGTAAGTATTATATGCTAATACATCAATTATGCTAGAAAGATTAGATCCTTCAAAGTCATAATCAGTAAAATTAGAATTTTCTCTCAAATAATCCTTCAATGAGGTCTTTATTTGATCAAAATCTAGATCTGTAAAGTTTACTAGTGCCATTTATCTTGTCGGCTGTAGTGCAAAGTTTAATTGTTGTGTAAGAGCATCAATTCCTACAATGTCATATACTATAGTAACGTCAAAAGTGTGGTTATCAAAGTCAGGTTTCACTCTAATATCCTTCAATTTCACTCTAGGTTCATATTTAATGATGGTTTCTTCAATCTCATCCCTAATTGCAGAAGCAGAAATGTCATCTACAGTGTCAAAAAGGGTTTGACTTACTTTAGAACCTAGATTTTCATTAAAAAATCTTTCACCAGGAACAGTGAATATCAAATTCCTGATAGAACGTGCAATAGCAGTGTCATTTTTGACACCAATTATGTCATTATTAATGGGATTTACCTCAAAAGACATGCTAATGTCCTTAAATCCCCTACTAACCCTTTCTACAGGCATGAAAAAACGGTAAATATAAGTTATTTATCATAAAAAAAGA